GCCGGTGCTCCACACCTTAAAGCCGTTGCGCTCTGTGTCGGGTGGGTAGTTGTGAACCCAAGCGTTTCTATCAGGTATCACCACACCCACCCGTCCGACAGGTAGCCATGCCCCGAGATAGCCACCGCACCAGCCCGCTTCGCCGCCCACAGGTGTTTCACCACGTCGGGGTCATCCCAGACCCCTTCAGCCTTCAGAAAACTGCTGGGGCCGGTCCAAGCAAAGCTGGGTAGCACGATAACCCAGCTTCGGTCCCCCAGAGCGTCGAGAAACGCTTCGAGTTCCTTTTTGGTCATGTGGTCAACTCCCCAATCATTCCTCGATACTTCCTGATTCTGTCAATGGCGTCGAACGCCTCTTTTTGGGTGGACTCAATATCCGCGACCACCTCAAAGGCAGCCTCCATACCATAAATAAGGGACTCAATTTCGTTGCTCACTTTTTTACCCCCCAAGAGCGAACGACCGCCAGCTTGGACTCCAGAATGTCTCCGGTGGCGTCGTAGGCGTCACAAAACGTCTGAGCGTCTGGCCGGTTGTTGGTGATGAACACCCGGAACCCCTCGTTATCTCGGACAACAAACATGCCCGGTCGGGTCTCAATCACAATCGCCATAGTAGAACTCCTCATCAAGATCCAGGGACGCCACAAACTCGGCCCACAGGGTTTGCACCAGCAGCAACGAGTTCCGAATGGTGGCCAGATCGTCCTTTTGTGCCGGTGTACAGTACCGGATTGTCTCCGGGTCGAATGTGGGGTGTGTAAACACATCCACAATGCTGGTGTCGTAAACGACATCAATCAAGTCTTCCTTGTTCACAGGTAGCCTCGCTTTCTACGCTAGTGTTGCTCCTGTCACCCCACAACTGAGGCTTCAGGCTTACACGATGAGCGTAGCACCACAACATACAGTCTGGCAAGTGGGGTAGACTAGGGTTGTTCTACCCTCTACCGAGAGACTTCCACTGTGACTTGGCACAAGCCTGCTGACTGCGAAATCTGTTCCGTACTCGAATCCCACCCTACCGCAACCAACGCCGAAGTCAAGGCTCTCGGCGGCGGCATCTGGGGGGAGCGCACCATCAGACGACACAGAAACACCCCCAGACTCGATGATGTGGACTCCTTCTTCAACGTACCAACGTCCATCGTTACTTCTCGTGGCAAGAGCACCAGACTGCCGGACGGCAGTTGGGAGAAGATCACCTATCGGCCTCAGGACGGGGCGCTGCTGGACGCACTCAACTACGACGACATCGAACGCTTCCTGGACTCCCGGCCCGTCACCACGCCTCCGAAGTCTTGTCAGGGCCGCACAGCAGTGCTGGGGCTTGCTGACCTGCAACTGGCCAAGACTGCCAGCGGCGGCGGAACAAAGGAGACGGTGGAACGAGTGTTCGCTGCGGTGGACCGCTTCGTTGAATTCTGCGAAGCCGATCCGCCCGCTGAGATTGTTGTCGCGGAGTGCGGGGACGTCATCGAGGGCTTCGACAACATCGGCACCCAGAGATCCACTAACGATTTGGACCTCACCTCTCAGGTTCGTACTGCTCGGAGAGTACTGCTCGAAGTGATGCAGCGCGTTAAAGATTTGGCACCTAAGGTTGTATTGGTCTCTGTGCCGAGTAACCACGCGATGGTGCGCTTGCCTGGCACAAAGGACATAGCGTCTACTCACGCCAATGACTGGGGAATCGAACTAAGCAACCAACTGGGGGACGTGCTGCGATACCGAGAGGGGTGGGAGCACGTAAGCCTGCTTAGGCCGGACGGGGATTACGCCGAAGCCGTGACCTACACTACCGTAACCGGGGCGAAGATAGGGTTTGTGCACGGCCACCAAGCCAATTCTCAGGCTAAGTTGGCTGATTGGTGGCGTGGTCAGGCAATGGGCCGACGAAATGGGCTGCACGAGGCGGACATCTTACTGCACGGCCACTACCACAACTTCCGCGTCGAGACTATTGGGGATTCTCGTTGGTTGCTCGGGCTGCCGTCTCCCGACCCGGGTAGTGACTGGTACACCAACAAAACCGGTGATGCGAGTAGCCCCGGTTTACTGGCTTTCGATATCCCCGGGCCGGGAAGCGTTCCGTGGTCTAACCTGAGAATCCTGTAAACTGGTGTAAAAGAATGTCCACCCACGAGAAGCAGGAAATGTTATGCCCCTCTCCCCGAAAGGTCGATCGGTCTGATGCCTGATACAGGAATCGGTGTGGTCATCACCGGAAAAGAGATATATGACGCCGTAATGGAGACCAAAGGTACCGTGGCTAGAATTGAAGAGAAGTTCTCATCTTTGACCTCCACGGTACGGGACCATACGGTGGCCCTGGAGGAACATGACGATAAACTGGAAGACCTTTACCGCAAGTATTACCAGATCGCCGGAATCGGTGGTATGGTGGGAGGTGCTGTACTAGCTGTTGTGCAGGCCGTTATCAAAGCAGTATTTGGGGGTTAACACATGAGCGTCACTACTATGGAGAAAGTCCACGCCCTGCTCACGGAGTGGGGCTTTACCGTTGATACCCGCAAAGGTTGGGAAACCCGGAAGGCCAGCAGCGTCGCTTTCAAGCCGGAATACATCGTGGAGCACCACACGGGGGGCAATAGCACGCCGGATTCCCTGCTTGCCAACGGAAGGGTGGGTTTGAAAGGCCCGCTGTGCCACTGGACGATTGACCGGGACGGCACGATCCGGGCTATCGCTGCGGGGTACGCCAACCACGCCGGTTACAACAACCAGGCGGCGGTGAACACGCTCATCAACAACCCCCCACTGGACCGGGACGTTCAACCGGGGCCGGACACCAAGAACTACTCCTCCAACCGGAGGGCTTGGGGCATCGAAGTCAAGGCTACGGGGACATTCACCGAGGCTCAGCACACGTCGGCTACCGCACTGGAGGCTGCCATCTGTATTGTGCAGAAGTGGGACAAGCCGCGAGTGGGGGGCCACCGGGAGATCACTCGCCGCAAGCCTGACCCGGTGCATGTGATGTGGCAGCGCAGGGTGGCTGTGGCGGAACTGATGAAAAAGAGCCCGCAACCCGCCCCAAAGCCCGCGATCCCGGTAACGATTCGCAGAGGCAGCCGGGGGGAGGCTGTGGGGCGGTGGCAGTCGATTCTCCAGCAGCTTGGGTATAAACAGGATATTTGGAACCGGAAGCTCGTCTCGGTGGACAAGGTTTTCGGCCCCGGCACAGAACGAGCCACCAAGCGGTTCCAGAAGGCATACGGGCTTGTTCAAGACGGGATTTGTGGGAAAGCCACTTGGACCAAGGCTTTGGGGTTATAATGTCTGGTATGACTGACGACTCTCTTGTTCCCGCCGCGATTGTTACTGCGGCCAAGCGCGGCTTTATCCGCACCACTGCACAAGCCTACGCTGCAACCCTGACCACAGGTATTCCGTCTGCAACTGCGATTGTTTCCCTGGTTCAAGATTCGACGGGGTGGTTGCTGGCGGGGGTTACCCTGGGTTTGGCGGTTCTGTCACCCCCGGTTGCGGGACTCGCATCGTACCTGTCCATCGTTTCCAAGGGTGTTCCTGAAGACTACCTTGTTTCAGAAGAGTTTGATTCTGTGGTAGACTCTGAGTAACGGTTACCTCCTTTCACATAGAACCCGCGATTGCCCCACCATAGGCTCGCGGGTTCTGTGGTACATTGTGGGGTGTGAATAGAGATACCCGTATTCTGGTGGAAGATTTAATCGAAAAATGGCGGGATGTTCTGGACTCCACAGATGACAGAACCGAACAAACCTTGGCCGACGAAATCGTAGACGACTTGAAGAGTGTGATGAGATGCTTGGCGGTGAACTAACACTTGCCGATGACAAGCTGCTGAAGCTAGCGGCCAACGGCAAGTCCCCGAACGAAATCGCAATCGAAACCGGAATGGCCCCTGAAAAAGCGGTGATTCGGATTCGAGAAATCTTGAACTCCCGTAGCTTGTGGAGCGCGGCGGAACAAGAGCAACTTCTGCTGCATTCGATCTACGATATCAAGAATCGCATGGAAGCGCGTATCGACGCGATCACCGGCGATCCGAAGCTGCTCAAAGAATACCGGGGCTTTCTCGACCTCTTGGGGCAGCGGCTCTCCGAGAGAACCAAGATCAATCAGGCCGACTTGGATCGGGTGTCTCGGGCTCAGGGAATGAAGCTTGTGCACATCGTGGAACTGGCCTACTACAAGGCTCGGGCCGAACTGGCACAACTGTACCCCAACGTGGACCTGCTGGCTATCGACGCCGTGATGCAGAACGGCTTGGAAGAGGCGGCGCTAGAGTTTGAAGCTGCACACCGGGAGTCATAGTGGGCACGCTTCTCGACGCCACCCGATTCGCCACTAGGGAGATCCAGCGCAAAGCGGACAGCGCCAAATACTTCCACGATCCTGGTGCGTGGTCCGACTACATGCTGGGAATCCGGCTGTGGTCCAAACAGGCTGCCATCGCCAAAGATGTGGCGGTGCACAAGAATGTGGCTGTGAAAGCCGGTCATGGTGTGGGCAAATCCTTCTTGGCAGCCATTCTCATTTGCTGGTGGATTGATACTCGGTATCCCCGAGTGTTTGTGGCGTCCACCGCCCCTTCCACGGCTCAGATCGGAGCTATCGTCTGGCGGTATGTTCGTCAACTCAAAACCCAGATTAGCCAGCGTTACAAGGAAGGGCTAATCGATCATGAGTTGCCGGGTTACATTACTGCGGACAACCAGTGGAAAGAAGTCGGGGGCAACATTCTGGGGTTCGGACGGAAACCGCCAGAAAACAAGGACGATGATGCCTTCCAGGGTCTCCATGACGGCCACGTACTAGCTATCGGGGACGAAGCGGTCGGGCTCAAACGAGACCTGATTGATGCTCTAGGCAACATCACGTCCAACGAGGGATGCTGCCGACTTCTCATCTGCAACCCCACCAACCCGGCAAGCTATGTGGGCAAAATCTTCAAGGAGGAAATCGGTAACTGGGTTCGGCACACCATTTCGGTGTTCGACTCCCCGAAGTTCACCGGGGAGACGGAAGGGCTGAACGAGGAAGCCCTGCAAGGTATGGTTGACCAATCGTACCCGGAAGACAAAGCCGTAGAGTGGGGTAAAGACAGCGCTCGGTATAAGGCCCGCGTTGAAGGCGAGTTCGCATGGGACTTGGAAGATGTTCTCATCGGCCCGGAAGACGTAGCTAGGGGTGTAGACAACGAGATCATCCCTGTTAGCGACACACCGGTATACCTCGGGGTTGACGTGGCCCGCTTCGGTAAAGACAAGTCTGTCATCTACGTCAACCGTGGCGGACAGATTCGGTTGTACAAGGACTTCGATCAGAACTCTCTTGTGCAGTTGGCTGCCGAAGTGCATCTGGCCGCAACCGAGCTTGGGGCACACGAGGTTCGCTACGACGTTCAAGGCGTCGGTCAGGGATTTGAAGAACTCTTGTTGCAACACGAACCCCGAACCTACCGAATGATAGGGCTGGCGGGCTCGGCTGCCAGCCCCGACAGGCGGCAATGGTTCAACGCCCGTGCCTACTGGTGGGATACGTTCCGTAAAGGTCTCCGGGCCGGAAACTATGATCTCGACCCCGACGACGAAAAGCTCGGGGACGAACTGATTATGGTGGAATACAAGTTTGCTCCCACCGGGGGACTGTTGATCGAGTCGAAAGACGAAATGCGAAAGCGAGGGATAAAGTCTCCCGACTATGCTGATGCGGCGATCTATGCTTCGGTGGATCTCACAGAAATGTTGAACCCGGAACCCAAGAAGCAAACCACCTATGAGGACGCGGAAACTGTGATGGGTGACGACATACCCCACTACCTCGGTCTACTAGTGCAAGGATGGTAAACTGGTGAATATGGATACTATTTCCCTCGAAGAGGCCAAAAGAATGGTCGAAGAGGCCATTAACGACCGGATTCTGGATATTGAACGATCCCAGTGGACTCTCATCAGTGGCTTGGTCACCGACGAGTCTGCGGGTCCGACGCTGGACAACCTCAAACAGATCGCGCCGAAACTTCGGGAACTGGCGGGAAGCAACCCTTGGCATATCCGGGGTGTAAACCTGCGCAACGCCTATGTTTTCGGTCGGGGCGTCAACTACACTGGGGTCGAGAAGCCCCGGTTCCAAAACATTATCACCAACCCCCGCAACAAGGCGGCACTTTTCAGCGTGGACGCCTACGCCGTGGCCAACAAGGCCTCCTTCTGCACCGGAAACTTCTTCGTGCTGAAAAAGAAGGATCGCTTCATCGTTGTGCCGATAGAGCAAATCTCGAACTTCACCACCAACCCGGATGACTCTTCGGACATCTGGTATGTCAAACGTGAATGGAACACCAACCGGCGAGACTACGCCGAATGGTATCCCACCGCATCCCACAAGACCAGCGGTGACCCGCTGCGCAAAACTATCGATCTTGGGGGCGGTCAAGTAGAGCCGGTCAACCTGGAGGGCGAGTTCTATATCCGCCACTCCAACCGCCAAGACGGATGGACGTGGGGTGTGCCCGATTCGTTTGGTGCGGTGGTATGGTCCGAAGCGTACTCAGCCTACCTGAAAGACAACGCACTGTTGGTTCGAGCGCTGTCCAAGATCGCTTGGAAGATTACTAACACCACGACTGCCGGTGCAGGGGCTTCCGCTGCTACCGTGCGGGATGCTGGCGGCGCTGTGGGTGGCGTGGCGTCTATGGCCGCTGGCAATCAACTTCAGGGCGTAGGCGTTCCGTCTGCTCAGGTGAACATGGGCAACGGGCAGCCGTTGATCGCCGCTGTCGCTGCCACCTTCGGTGTGCCGGTGATCGCCCTGCTGTCAAGCCCTGGTGAAACGGGTGGCTCCTACGGTTCGGCGCAAACCCTGGATGAGCCGACTCTTAAGACAATGACCGAGATTCAAAGCTCTTGGGCCGACTTCTATAAGCCGATTCTGGAGGGCCTTGGAGCGAAAGACGCCTTCATTGAGTTCCCCGCCATTCAGACCGACCCGGCGTACCGTCGGATCAACAGCATTGTTCTGGCACACAAACAGGGTCTGGTTCACGACGACGAGGGCCGTGACGCGGTTCTCTCGATTGAGGATATCCCCCGATTGCACCCCTCCGCACCAAAACGGGAGCCTGCCACCCAAAGTTCCGGTATCAATCCCGGGGACAATCTGAGTGGGCGTGAACAGGGTGTAACCGACCACAGTGCAGATGACGAATAGATAGAGTAGACTTACGCCATGTCTAAGTTTGAAAAGCAACTAACCGAATCCTTCTCGGGTCTGGGTAAGGTCACGGGTAAAAACCGGTGGAAGGTTACTATTCTTCGTACCGGCAAAGGCTCTACGGGCAACTACACGGAAGCCGCGCTGGAAACCGGCCCCCTGGCATTTCCAGTCGGCACCAAGGTAAATCTAGACCACGCTACCTCGGAAGAAAAGTGGGAGCGTCCTGCGGGTTCTGTGCGTACCCTGGCGGGTGCGATTGTTGAAACTCCGGTGATTGAGGGCAACGAACTCAACACTGTGCTGGAGTTTAGTGAAGAAGCTGCCCCACTTATCGAACAATTTCACGCAATCCTGGGGGTAAGCCTAAAAGCCTCGGGATGGGGCGACGATTACGACGACACCGGGCTGCCTATTGTGGAGGGTTTCATCCCTTCCCCACTAAATACGGTCGATGTTGTCACTGTTGCGGGTGCTGGTGGAAAGTTCATTAGCCTCGTAGAAGAGTACGTCAAGAAAACTGATATACTGAACCTCAATGAAGAACTTTCTACCGGAAGGAACAACGGCATGACGCCGGATGAGATTAAGGCTCTCTTCGCAAGCTTTAAGGATGAACTCCTTACTGCGCTGAAGCCGGAGCCTATTGAGACGGAGGCCCCTGCGGTTTCCGCGATTTCGGAGGCGCTGATTGCTGCTGACCTTCCGAAGTCGGCCCGAGACAAGGTGTATTCGGCTGTCAATGCTGGGGCGAAGCTTGAAGAGGCCATCGCTGCCGAACAGGCATACATCAAGGAACTGTCCGAAGCTTTCGACGCTAAGACCAAGAAGGATCTGGAAGAGGCTGCACAGGGTAACCTTGGCGGCGCGGGATCGTACGACTACACTGTTGGGAACTGGGGCTAATAATGGCACTTAACAAGATTTTCCGCGAAACCCCGGAACTGAACCGGGCGCTCCCGGTGCCTTCGGGTACCAAGCAGGGTACCCCTCTGCTGGTTGAGGGTGTTCCGGTTGTCACTCTGACTGCTCGGACTGGCGAGACTGCCACCAAGACCTTCTCAGACGGCACCTCGGTTACCTACTCGATCAGCGGCGCTAGCGTTCCTGCGGGCCAGGCCACCTGCGCCTTCGACGGCACGTTCGAGTTCCCGGTTACCGGTGCGCTGACCTCTACTGCCAGCCTGGTTAAGGTCTACATCACGGCGGGCGGCGCACTTACCCTGACTGCGACGAGCAACACCCTTTACGGTGTCACCGATTACCCAACTAACTATCGCAAGGAAGCCGGTCGTGCGCCGGTTCGGATTGGAGCCTAACAGTAATGCCTACTAAGGTTTACAAGAACCCGCTCACCGCTGACGGGCGGCTTCAGAAGCACCCTCTCGTCACCGCTGAGAAGGTCAAGAAGGTCAAGAATCTGACCGAAGCTCACCTTCTGGGTTCCAAGCGGGCGACCGCCGAACTCGAAGAGGCGCTGACGACTTCGGACCTGATCTTCTCGTTTGTGCAGCTTGCAAACATGAACTTCCTGCCCCAGTACGACGAGGCCCCGCGAATCTGGGAGCAGATCGCTGGTGTTCGCACTACTCCGACCCTGGAAAAGATCCGTCTCTACGATCTGGTTTGGGACGACACTGACGGCAACGGCAAGTCCAATGTTCTGGGTGCCCACGGTGAAGCTCCGACCATTCCTGAAGGCTCTGCGTACCCCTACGTCTACGTCACCACTCTGGCTGACCAGAGCGGTTCGCTGACCAAGAAGGGCTTCAAGACCGACTGGACTCTGGAGTCCCGAATCAACGACGGCATGGGCATGATCGACGCCCTACCAGAGATGATGCGGAATGCGGCTCTGGATACCGAAGAGTCAGAGGTTATGACTCCGTTCATCGCGGCTGGTACTGCTCTTATCGGTGGTCCTGTGCCGACTGGTGCGACTGTTGCTCCTAACGCTCCGCTTAGCCGGGATGCGCTGATTCGTGCACAGATCGAGCTATCTGAGCGCACTGTCAACGGTCGCAAGATCGTAGTCAACGGTGGATACAACCTGCTGGTTCCGGCTGGTCAGGGCATCTTCGCCAACTTCATCCTCAACCAGACCCTTACCGGGTTCGAGCGGGGCACCGACCCGAACTGGATTTACCAGATCAACGGTTCGTACAATCCGCTGGCTTCGATCACGGTTATCGAAACCGAGTGGCTTTCTGGTTCTGCTTGGAAGCTGGCTCCGAAGCCGGGTGCAACTCGTCGGCCAACCATTGATCGGCTGGAACTGCGTGGTTACACCACTCCTCAGCTTTTCGTTGAGAACGCTGCGGGTCTGATCCTTGGCGGTGGCCAGGCTAGCCCGAACGAGGGTAGCTTCGCTAACGACTCGATCACCCTGAAGCTGCGGCAGTTCGGTGGCGGCATTGTCTACGACGGTGGCGTGAACATCCTGAACTCGAACGGCACCGGTTCCTAAGTCTCGCTACATTAGGTAACACAAAACCCCTGGCCGAGATGGCTGGGGGTTTTGTGCGTGTACGTTATAATGGAACCATGGCAGCAAGAGACGACGTTAGACTTCTGATCCCTGATTTGGCCCCTGCGCCGAACCAGATATTCGCCGACAACCAGATCGAACAGTTTCTCACTCTGTCCGATCAAAAGGTGTTTCTCGCCGCCGCACGGGCCTTGGAGGTTGTGGCTGCTGACCAAGCTCTGGTGTACAAGATTGTCCGCACCGATGATCTGAGCATCAACGGCGTTACGGGGGCTGTGCAAGTCCTGTTGGAGCGTGCGAAAGGTCTGCGGGACGATCAGGTTAAGGCAGACATCGAAAGCGCCCCGGATGAAGGCTTTGTCCTTGTCTTCCCAGACCAAAGCCCCCGTCGGCCGGAAGCGACCCCGTTCCCATGCTGGTAAGGAATCGCAA